CCCCGGTGACAGTGACTGTCGCTGGCGCGGCGATCGACCCCTGCGCACCGGGTGGGATGTCGACGACCAGATACTGCGGAGACTGGCGATCGTGCCCGCCCCACGGCGCTGGGTCCGAGCTGATCCGCACCGTGGCCGGAGAGATCTTCGACCAGTCCCTCAGCGCGTACGCGAACGAGGGATTGCAGCAAAGATTCTCCCGGCCCATTACCTGCTCCTTCCCGCGAGCTGCTTCCTACGGGCGAGGACGCCCGCACTGATGCCCTCGACGTGTGCACGGAACTGCGCGCCGTCATCGAGGACCAGATTCACCTGCGCGCCCTCCAGGGATATCCCAGCACCCGCGCCACTGGCCGCTAGCGCGGAGACATCTGCCCACTGGCGGGCCGTGAGGATCGCTTCTCGTGCGCCGGTTTGGTTGACGGCTGCTGTGACTCCCGTGGGAAGCCAGCCGCCCCGGTCATACTTGCGGGCACCCCCGTAGCGTCCGACGGTAGGTGATCCCCAGATCCCGATTTTGCGGGCATTTAGCCCCGGCTTTGGCTCCTCGATCATCTGGCCGCCGCCAGCGTAGATCGCGATGTGGTGCGCGGGGTTTCCCCAGTAGAGCAGGTCACCAGGGGCTGCCTGCGACCACGGGACCGGGGTGGACCCTGCCTGGTAGCCTGCGGCCGTGAGGCGCGGCCAGCCCAGACCGAGCTGCTGGGCCGCCCAGTAGACCAGGCCCGAGCAATCCAGGCCGGGCGGGATGGCTGAGCCGCCCCACACGTATGGGACCTGCATCTGGACCGCTCGCATGGCGGCACCCACGAGTCCGGCTGAGGAGGACTCCTCAGCTTTCTTCTTGAAGAAGGATCCGACTCCCGCGAGGAGAGACTCAACGCCGCCGACGCCAAGCTCACCGATGACTCCGGGGGCGATGCCCCTCATCAGTGCCCGCACAGGCTCGGTGATGAGCTGAGCGACGGAGCCGAGTGGATCCGCGAAAAAGTCCGCGACCCCCCTCGCTGTATCGGCGAACCAGCCCGCGATGCCGCCGCCGGCGAAATGAGCGATGCCGCCACCAGAGAAGCCCACAGGGGCTCTTCCGGGCGTGCCGCCTGGGCGGCGCTTTGACGCAGCGTAATTCGCCGCGATGATGCGGCTTGGTCCGATCTGGCGCACCAACTCGGGGACAAGGATAGCCTCGCCGGGGGATAGCATCGCTGGGATCGTGTCGTGGCCTGGGCTGTATCCGGGGACGATGCCGCCGCCGGCGTACTCGGCGATCCTGGGGACCGTCGGCAACGTCAGCGACAAACCGATCTTCGAGGCGACCGTCTCCACCAGCGATTTCAAGCCGTTCGTGTAGACGGTGTCAATAATGAAATTAATCGGCTTAGCCGCAACGGTTTTGACTTGATTCCAGACGCTCTCGACAGCCGATTTCATGCCGTCGAACGTCGAGGAGACGCTCGACGACATCGACGAGAACACACCGGTGACAGAGTCGTAGACCCACTGGACTGCAGTGCTCGCGGCTGTCTTGATGGACTCCCACACGCCCGAGATCGTCGAGGCGATCCCGTTCCAGATCGAGGAGACGACCCCCGCGACTGCCGTGAACGCCGCGGAGACGATGCTCCACACAGTGTTGATGTACCAGGTGACGGCGGTGACGATTCCGCTCCACGCTGCTGACGCAGCAGCGGAGATCGCATCCCACACACCCTGCAGGAACGCCACGATCCCCGTGAAGACCTCGGTAGCGATCCCCGCGATCCACTGCCACGTGGCGGCGATCTGCTCGAACACAGGCTTGATGACGGCGTCATACGCCGACATGAATGCCTGGCAGATCGCGTCCCACACGGGCTTGATGACGGTGTCATACGCCCAGGTGAAAATCGCCACCCACGCCTCGATGTAGAGCTTGATGGGGAGGAGGACGATTCCGACAATGATTGCAAACGCTGTCTTGAAGACGGTAACGATTCCGTCCCAGATCGACACGATCGCATCCCACGCCGTCTGTAGAGGCTGCACGACGTAGGTCGAGAAAAATCCCGAGACTCCGTCCCAGGTGCCCGTCCACCACGAGGAGATTGACTCCATCGTGGACGTCCACACCGACCCAATCCAATCCACAAAACTGTAGAAAGCATCGGTGATCGCCACCCAGGCCTTGCGGCCTGTCTCGGTCTGCGTGAAGAAGTAGACGAGGCCCGCGACGAGCGCGGCAATCGCCGTGACAATCAAGCCAATCGGGTTCAAGCCCGCCACGGCGTTGAAAGCCACCTGCGCGGCCTTCGCCAAGTTTGTGGCCTTGACGAACTGCAGAAGGCCGCCGGCCGCCTTCACAGCGTTGATCGCGCCCATCGCCGCGCTCATACCCTTGAACGCGGCCGTTCCGGCGGTCACCGCCACAATGAGCGGCGTGACGACGTCCGTGTTCTGCCCGACCCAGTCGAACACGTTCTTGAGCGCGTCCGCAGTCTGCTGGATCACCGACGGGCCGTCACCGCCGAACGAGGACACGAGGTCCCACACGCTCTGTGCGAGCGGCGCAAACGCAGACGCGAGATTCGTCGCCGCATCCCATCCGGACTTGAGCATCTCCCACGCGGCCATGCCGGCGTCGCGCAGGTTAAACAGGAAGTTGACGAGACCGCTGTCCTCTTCGAGGCCGAAGATCGGCCCCGAGAAGTTCCCGTTGGCGAGGACGTCCCAAATCCCCTGGATCGACGGCACTGCCGTCGACTTAATCCACTCGAAGCCAGCGCCGAGCGTATCGGAGAGCCACGTCATGAACGCTGTCAGCTGCGGCTTCGCAAGGTCAATCATGTCCTTGAAGCCGCCGACAATTGTGGCTTGTAAATTTCCGGCGGCGTTCTCGATGCGAGACACATCCGACGCCGCCGCGACCGCGACGTCATCAAAACCGAGCGATAGGATCGCCTGGTTGAACTCCTCGGCAGAGATCTGGCCTTCTGCCAGGGACTCACGGAAGTTACCCGTGTAAGCCCCCATATCGGACAGCGCCTGCTGGATCTTGCCGGACGCGCCCGGAATTGCGTTTGCGATCTGGTTCCAGTCCTGCGTCTGGAGCTTTCCGGCGCCGTTGACCTGGACAATGGCCAGGCCGATGCTCTTGTAGGTGTCCTTCGTGCCGCCAGCAACCGCGTTCAGGTTTCCTGCGGCCTCGGCGAGACGGTCGAAACCGTCCACGCCGTTAGCCGCAAGCTGGCTAGTAATTCCCTGGATATCTGCCAGATCGTACACGGTACGGTCTGCATACTCCTGGGCGGAGGCTCCCAGTTCCTTGATCTTGGAATCGTCAATGCCCGCGAACCGCAGCGTGTCCGCGAACTTGTTCGTCGCGTCAGACGCTTCGATGGCCTCGGACGCGAAACCTCCAATACCGACTGCTGCACCCAGGAGCGCTAGCGGACCTAGCGCCGACGTCACGAATCCAGCGAGTGACGAGACGCCCGAGCCTACACGCCCAAGAGACGAATCAACCTCGTGTGCCTCGCGCTCGACGTTGTCAGCCTCACGGACCCAACTTTTCAGCGAGGTTGTGAACCGCTCCCACCCTGTGGGAGCCTTCGCAACCCGCTGTTCCAGGGCCTCGGTCGCCACGCGAGCGCTGTCGGACGCGACCTTCTCCTTCTTCAGCGCGTCCGTGTGATCAGCCGAGGCCTGATCAGCCTTCAGGTTCGCTGCAGCCGACGCCTCGCGCGCCGAGGCCAGCGCCGACTCCGCACGAGCAACAGCCGCCGAGTCAGCAGACGAGCTTGAGCGCGCTGCAGCGAGCGCGCGCTCCGCGCGCTCCACCGCAGTCGCCGCGGTCTCCTCCTCGACGCGCGCCTGCGCGAGCGCCGACGCAGACTTAGCGACCTTGGTGTGTGCTTCTTGCAGGGCTGCACCAGTGTTGGCGGCCTCCTGACGCAGGCGCGCCGTCGACTTACCCAGAGGGTCGGCGATCGCGTTAACTAGGTCCTTGCCGGAGGCGGAGACCTGTTCCTTGAACTTCTCCGAGTACTTCTTACCGGCGTCGGCGGCCACCTGTGGAATCTGCGCTGCCGTCGCGTTCTCGATACTCTTGAAAAATCCTCGCATCGATGGCACAACATCGACGTAGACCGTTCCGGCCTGATACACGCCAGTCACGCAGACCTCCTACATGTTATTCAGATCTTTTCAGGACTCCACCCCGGCATGAGAGCCGCGAGTGCCCGGCGCGCGTTGGCGTCTCGAATATCTGTTCGTGCCTCGTCGAGTGCGATCTCGGTGAGGCTCTCAGGTCTGGGATAGGTCTCTTTGCCCCCGAAGGCGGCGACCAGCAGGTCGAAGATATCCTGCATGACCCGCACTTCTGGCGTTTGTGAGCGCAGCTGTGCCTCCGTCGAGTCTTCGTTCTCGGCTTCGGCGAGCGCGCGTGCGGTTTCTAGCGCGACCTCTGGGTCGTTTAACATTGCCGCTACCGTGCGGCTCGTCGACGGGAGCGCGTCGATTAGCGTGAGCAGGAACCGCCAGCGGCGGGCGCGGAACAGGGCGTAGGTGTCCCAGCCCTGCTCCGCGATATCGGCGACTATCTGCCTCTCGTACCGCCCTAGGCGGTCGTAGAGGCGTGCCCTTCCCCCGCATTCCCTAGCGACGCCTCGTAATGAGATGACGCGGCCTTGATGAGGAGGACTATCTGGCGGAGCGTCAGACGCTTGATAACGATCTCCGCGTCCTCCGCGCTCAACCAGTTCCTTATAATCTCCGTGGCTCTCTTACCACCGGTGAGGTCCACCAGGAGTGCCTCACCCTCTTCAGGGGAGAGACCCAGCGGGTCCGGGAACTTAATGACCTTGTCGGCGAGACCGAACGTGAACGGCGTCGCCTCCGCAGCGCCGTCGAGCTTGTTCAAGCCCGCAAGTGTGAGGGTCGGTGTGATCTTGTCTGCCATTGGTGTTCTCCTTGTTTGTTTGTGGTCAGTCGCGACGGGCCTGGGTGCTGGCTGGCGGGGCAGGCAGCGTCGGCGTGGAGTCTTCCCTCTGCGAGTGCTGAGCTTCTGCCCATCCCTGTGCGCGCAGAGTGTTCGCGTCGGCCGCGTCGTCGGTGATCCGCGTGAGCACGAGGTCGTCCCCGTCGTCCGTCTTGATCGTCTTCGTGAAGGTCAACTGGTCCATGCTTGTCCTATCCTGTGGTGTTCTCCTGGCGTTGTTAGCGGGCAGAGGCCGGAGGAAGAATTGCTCCGGCCTCTGCCCGCAGCTCATGCGGACTCGAATCCCGTGATGTCGCGATGCTTGAGCATCGCTGATCCGCCGTAGTAGTTGCGACAGGCGGTGCCCACCGACTCGTCGGCGAACGCCTTGAACTCAAGATCTCCTGCGATGGGGTCCGTGGCCTTCAGCGGGATCGTCGGCATTGAGACGAGCTTGGCTCGGGTGAAACACCACCCAAGCAACCACTCGTCGTCAGCAGGTCCGTCGGCTGCGATGACCAGCAGCCTCTTCTCCGGGATGGAGGGAAGGAGCGGGTCATCGAACACCACTTCTCCCGTGGTCGCGTTCGCCTTGACCTGCGACAGGTCAATTCCGTGTGTCAGGGAGAGCACCTCACGTCGGAACAGCTCAAAAATGTTGAGCTTGATTGTCTTGGTCGCCTTCGTCAGGTCGGACCTGACAGGCTCTGCATAACCAAGCCCGTCCACGTCATCGACCGTGACGTCAGGCGTAATCTCACCACCATCGGTGGTAAAAATTCCGAGTGGAACCCATTCAGACGGGATTTCCTTCAACGCGCCGCCGGCGTCGGTCAGGGCCTCCGGCACAGCCGTGGTGATCGGAGCGACGAACGCGAGGACGTTCAACGCCTTTCGGACGTTCTTGGACTTGTTGTACTTCTTCTTCAGAGCTTCGACCGTTGTTGTAGCCACCTCTATTTCCTTTCAATCATTTGATGGGCCTATGAACGGCTTCAATGCTGAGGCCCACCACCTCAACAACGCCGTAGGCGGCTCGCACACCAAGCCGCGACGATACGATGACCGAATCAACCCAACCCGACGCACCCACCACAGGACGTGCCGCGAGCGCCTCAGCGACCTGGTCCGCGATCGCCTCCGCGCCGACGCCGCCGGGACCCGTGGGGGTCTTGGCGTACACGTCGACTGCGATTGACGAGATCCGCTCGTAATCGAGGTCCTGGCTCTGGATCGCGTAGACGTGGATGAGTGGCAGCGGCCATGTGTCTGGGAGGCTGTCCTCCTGGAGCACGCGCACGGTCTTGACTCCGGTCTCCCGGGTGATCGCGTCGCGCAGTACTTGGACGGGATCCGTGTACGTCATGCGCGGCCCTTTCTCGCGCGCCGTGAGCCTGCGAGCATGCCCAGCGTGCGCTGGGCCGGGACTCGGCGCCCGGTCTTCGTGAAGTGTCCGAATTCGACGGATACAGCGTGTGGCGCGTCGTTGATGACGCGGCCGGCGGCCCTGCGTGACGTGCCGTTTCGGCGTGTCTTCACAGTGGCTGTAACGTCTTCTACCCAGTATGCTTCGGCGAGCACGCGGTCCCGTTTCGGGGCCGCCGCTTCCGCCGCCGCACCCCCCCCTTCC